TCATGCTATTGTTTTCTCCATTTTTTCTATTTTTTGATTTAATTCTTGAATAGCCTTGATTAAGTAAGGAACTAAAGCGGTATAGTCGATATGTAGATAGCCATCTGGATTCTCAGGATCTCGTGAGACAATTCTTGGAACGATGGTTTCAGCCTCTTGAGCTATTAGACCAATCTCCTCATGTTTCTTATTTTCGATGAAATCAAATGCAACCATTCTTAATCTGTTGATTTTGTCCAAGGCTTTCACAGCTGTATCTGTGATGTTCTCTTTTAAGCGTCTGTCTGATTTTTGTTCCATCCAATACTTCACGCTACCGCTACCGACCTGATTCCACCAAACAACCGCATTCCTTCCGCCTTTGGGATTCCAACCATCACCAAGCACATCTTTACTTCCAAGTTCGATACCATTTGAAAACACAGGAGAACGAGAAAAAGTAGTATTCCCATAGAAGTTTGCTCTCGATGAATTCGAAAAATCCACTTGATCATAAAAACCGACTTCATTCCTACAGTACATTTTCCCATCAGTATTGACGTTCCATGCTTTAGGTCCGGCATAGTTCCAATTATTTCCCCAGTTCGCCCAGAAGGCTGTCCGGACTCCATACCCGGCACCATTCCCCATACCAACAGAGAACTGATTGACACCTGAAATCCAGCGACCGCCACCCTGGTCAAATTGACCAAGTGTGAATCCACCGATTCGGCCTTGATAGGCTTCTAGGAAGGTTGAGCTAGAAATGACGGACTCAACCTTAGTAGAGAAGATACGTTTAGATATCAGTTGGTCAATAAAAGCATCATTTGCAGTTAATTTTCTAATAAGCGCATTGTCAACTTTCAACTTCTCAGCAGTTACCGCTTCAGCGTCTAATATCGTAGTCGTGACCGAACCAGCTTCAAAATTGGCCGTTTTGAGCTTATCAACCATGGCAGACTTGATGACTGCTCTGTCAATCAGGGTCTCTCCAGTGATGTGGGTCAATTTCCCAACAAAGCGGTTATGTCCATTGGCGCCAAGATTGATTCCAGAGATGATATCTCCAGCCGAGTTGATGTTTTGAACTGCCCATGAGCCAGTTAGTTGGCTTTGAACAGAGCGAATCGCTTCGTCCGTGTCTTCAGGAGCTTCTTTGTAATCCGTCGCGACAGAACCTCTTTCGAGTTGAACATCTGTAACATAGAGGTTGATGGTCTTCCCTTTTTCACCAAACAACATCAAATTCAGATTCTCTACATCGTCTGATAAAGTAAACGTAAATGTAAAACGCTTATACTTCGATGTTATTTGTGGACTTGGGATATTTTGCCACTCTTGCCCAATAATGTTTTTGTTTTTGATGTAGTGCAAAGCGACTTTCAAGCCACTGTTGCTATCGCCACCATCTTTCGAAACAAGAAGAGATACACTCACTTTCTCACCTCGAACACCATCAAATGCAAAAGATTGCTGAATTCCAAAAAAATTAGCAACATCTTGAGAATCGTGATAGAAGTGTAGTCCTGGACGATTTCGATTATTAGGATTTTGAGAGTGTTGATAGTTGAAATTCAAACCAAAATTAACAGATTGATATTCAAGCCAGTTTTTCGAACCGTTCTTAAATTGACCATTTCTGATATAATTTCGACCACCTTTGGCAACCTTCCCAACCTCAACCTGAAACAGTTGATTGGTCAGAGCCATGCGAGCAACCTTATCCGCAATTCCATTTTCAGTATTGCCCAAAATCCGCTCGTAAAGTTTACTGGTTTCCTTAACACGCTGGAAGTCAGTAGTCTCTACTTTTCGCACTAGTTGATTGGTCACATTCGCAAATTGACTATCAGCATTCGCTTTGTTTGCAGAAACCTGATCAGATATTCTACCCATTTGTCGTTCAGCATTATCCTTGTTTGTAGCGACCTGAGTCTTTAAATTTGAAATCTGATTATCTGCGCCTTGTTTATTACTGTTTATCCGATTTGAAAGATTTGAAATCTGAGTAGTGGTTCCTTGCTCACTGCTTGTAAGTCTATTTGAAAGGCCACTGATTTGACCGCCCACATCTTGCTTATAAGTAGTTATCTGACTTGAAATATCCGTGAACTTACCATCTACAGATTGACGATAGCTAGCGATTTGACTAGCGATGTCTTTATTCGCACTAGTTTTAACAGCTTCAATCCTTTGATTGATACCCTTAACATCTTCTTGATAAGTAGCCTTACCAACGAAATCACGATTGACCAGCTCACGGACTGCTATCGCTTGTCTCGTGCTCTCCTCACGAGTATAGCGCTGTAGGGCTTCCTGTCGCTGACCGTCTTTATTTACATATTCCTGAATAGCTGATAAATCGGTTCGCAAGCCCTGAGCTGTCCGCTCAAAGGTAGCCTTAGCTTCAGTGATGAGACCATCAGCGTCCTCAGGCGCAGGACTCCAGTCCGTCGCCACACTACCGATTTCAACCTTGATTCCTGTTACCCAAGCTGTACCGCTTGTAGCACCTTCAAGATTGAATCGCAATGATGTCTTCAATTGATCAAAATTTGTTTTTTCAGAGTAGTCATAAGTGAATGTAATATATTTCCAATCTGCCGAACCTTTATACATACCAAGCGTAGCATAATCTGGACCACTCTGTACTCCGGTCTCACTATTTTTTCTAAAAAGATAATGTTTGAAGCAATTAAATACATTCCAAAAATTTCGACCTTGGACTACATTTTCGTACTTGACCCAAGCGCTAAAAGTAACTTTTTGATACAACCTTGAGCTGAAATCTGGTTCAATGTTGAACGTTAAAGTAGAGTTGTTCTCTAGCCTATAGCATTCTTTTTGACCTGTGACGTGGTTTTCAGGTAATTTTTCAATTACAGCTCCAACCGTCTTGGATTTTATCCATAGATTCCGTCCTCCCACCTTCATTTTTGAAAATTCTTCACGCAATTTCCCAGCTTCAGATACAACTAAAGTCTTATCTGCTTTATCCTTGGTTGCGTTCAGGATTTCCTGACGGATAGAGCCAGCTCGCACCTCAAATTCAGCCTGACTCAACTTCTGATTTAGCTTGTTCTGCGTGTCTGTCTCAAGACTCTTCACAGATTGCCGGATATTTTCAGCAGTCACGTTGAGTGAGCTGATATCCACTTTGGTTCTAAGCCCTTCAGTCAAGCTTCTCACACCAGCGTCGAGCGAGTTGGCTCGTTGTTTAAAGGTCGATTCTACTGTTGAAATCTGACCTTCTATATCTTCAGGAGCTTCTGAATAAGAAGTATCTACATCGCTTATTTCAAACTTCGGCATCCAAATCCAAATGGTTCCTTCCTGGTTGAAATTGAACAACCATTCATTTGTGGTCTGCTTGGATTCGTTTGTCCAACCTTTTGGAATATGGACAACATATCGCTTAATTTCTGTCGACAATGTCACATTTCCAGTTTTATATCCGATATTCCCTAATCGAGATCTTAGCATTATTCCATTTTTATTTGCCTTAGCATAAAAACTAATGGTTACATCTTGATTAGTCGTACTTCCGGGAATTACTTTCCCGAATTGACCCAGAGCTGGATAAGTAACCTTGGGATTACCTCCATCACGGCCAGATGGATTCAGACCTATAATTTTAAGAGCCTTGTGTCCAAGATACTTACTTTCGCTATCGATAGTAGCCGTATATGTACTCGTTGTCCAAATTCCTGTTTTTGAAATATCCTGCTTGAATAGTGAATTCAAGAATAGATTTCGACCGGATGCCTGCACACTCGCTATCTTACTAGCCAGCTCCTCAGCTGTTTGCGTGAGTTCTGACTTGCTGGCTTTATCCTTCGTTACGTTCAGGATTTCCTGACGAATAGAGCCAGCTCGCACCTCAAATTCAGCCTGACTCAACTTCTGATTTAGCTTGTTCTGCGTGTCTGTCTCAAGACTCTTCACAGATTGCCGGATATTCTCAGCAGTCACGTTGAGTGAGCTGATATCCGCTTTAGTTCTAAGCCCTTCAGTCAGACGGCTTACACCAGCTTCGAGTGAATCAGCACGCTGTTTGAAGGTCGATTCAACTGTTGAAATCTGACCTTCTATATCTTCAGGAGCTTCGCTGTAATCAGTCGCTAACGTTCCTGATTCGATTTTCGGAGCGCATATTTCGATAATTCCTGCGCCAGATTGTCCAAATTGAATTGAATTTTCAATTGCATCAGCAGTAAATGTAAATGAATATTTTTGCCAATTTTTATGAGAGATGGATTTCTGAAATTTGCGATTTAAATCGGTATCATTTGCCCACGAACGAAATAGCAAGTTCACGTTTGCATTTGGGCTATCGCTAGCAACCCTTGCATAACAAGAAATCGTGTACTTTTCACCAATTCGCAATCTAACAAGTTGAGTTAAATCTTTATTTCCACCATTCGTATTTTCAATAACACGAATCATGTTTTTTATCATTTTTTTGGGAGGAGCCAAAACTTCTACGCTAATCGCTCGCCCATTTCCTCCGCTTGAACTCATCCAACATCCTTTTGAACGATCGCCAATCAACAAACTCGCAGTATTACGCAAGAGGTTGATTCCCCCGACTTGCACACTCGCAATCCGACTAGCTAGCTCCTCAGCCGTCTGCGTGAGTTCTGACTTGCTGGCTTTACCATTAGCCAAGTTGGTCAGTTCTGACAGTCTACGAGTCGTCGTCTCCTCATACGTCGCTTGCGCTGACTTCACGCCAGCCAGTTCATTTTTAGTCCGGCTAAGTGCTTCAACTTGCTTGGCAATCTCAGCTTCAGCCTGTGCTTGCTTCGGTCGAATATCGTTTGCGATAGTTCGTTTTAGAACATCCAAGTCACCTGACAGAGCCGTTTGTGCGCTCGTAGTCTGCGACTTAAACGCTTCAAGTCTAGCAACAGAATCCAGCTCAATCCGCTTAGCTTCCTGTGCAAGCAGGGTACTTGCGCCATCCAGTTCATTTTTAGTCCGGCTAAGTGCTTCAACTTGCTTGGCAATCTCAGCTTCAGCCTGTGCTTGCTTCGGTCGAATATCATTCGCGATAGTCCGTTTCAGAGCGTCCAAGTCACCCGACAGAGCCGTTTGTGCGCTCGTAGTCTGCGACTTAAACGCTTCAAGTCTAGCGACAGAATCCAGCCCAATCCGCTTAGCTTCCTGTGCAAGCAGGGTACTTGCGCCAGCATTTCGCAAAGCTTCCTCAGCCTTGCGCTTAGTTTCTTTCAATGGCCCGTTGTCAAAGCTATTAAAGCGCTGATTGATAGTGTCAGACAGTTCTCTCTTGACTTCTTCAGCTCTGGCTTTGGTCAGTTCTACTTGATCGTTAAAGTCTTTTTTGATTTTGTCGACCTTTTGGTCAAAATCTTTATCTGCTGCTTCAATCTGCGCTTGGATTTTTGCTTCAACGCCATCTTGTTGCTTTATCTGCTTGGTAATCGTTCCCTCGTAAGAATACTGAGTATCATTTCCAGCTTTACTATCTGCGCTGATACGACCTCTCAGACCACCTTTAAAGATAAAGCTCTGACTTAAGACAGGAACTTTAAAAGTCTCTTTCTTGTTGGTCTGAATGGTTACCCACTGCCCAACCTCAAGTAACAAATGTCCTTGGTAGTTGAGATTATACGGATAGTAAGTTAGGTTTTTCAGTTTGTAATACAAGTCATTTAAAGCGCTCTGAGTCATAAAGACATTGTCCAGTTCCAAAGACCGACCTGTCTTCATACCGACTGTCAGAGACTTCTTGTCCGTCTTACAAGTGATACCAGCTATCTGATACTCAATCTCACTCTTGGTCAAGCCATGCAAGAAGTAACTGTCAGCGTTGATCGTGATATTGGACTCAGTCAAATCACGGATTTCCATCTTGCCTTCTCTGTTGAAGAAACAAGACATCCCAATCATCTGAGTCATAGCGCTCAGCATATCCCTAAAGGAAAGTTTCTTGCCCTCAGGAACTTGCTCAATATGATAACGCATCACGCTGATTCCGAAATAGTCATTCGCTAACTCAATGCCTGTTTTCAGGCAGATTTCCTGAATAACCTCTCGTACTTCAGCTGGGAAATGCAAGTCCGTCACGTACTCACGATTGAGCTTAAACATACCGTCCATAAGTTCAAGCGTGGTAGTGTTTCGGTTTCGGTCAATCTCAATATCGTTGATGAAGTATTCCCCCATCTTGACCCACTGGTAGGTATCCCCAACCAGTAGACCAATCTCAGGGCGCAGGGTATCCAGCTTATTGAACGTGGTAATGATACTGGTAAAGGTAATTTTACCGCTACCAGCGCAGGTTCCACCAGGCTTATAAGTATCGCCCTTGATGTAGCCATACTCAAAACTAGCCTCTTTGATATCCCGTGAAGTATAATCACCAACACGAATAGCCAGCGTCCTTTCCTTGGCAAACATGGCTCTGTCAAATTGTCGTCTAGTTAAAGCGTCCATTTTCTTACCTCTCTACCAGATTAAATTTAGCGCCAGACCAAGGTTTAAATTTCTCAGTAAAGGTGTAGCTAGGAGCTGTCCTATCACCGACATAGAAAGTCTTTGTGACTTGGCCATCCATGGGGTCTGGATAAGATACCTCAAAAAATTCAGATGATACAGCATGTAAAAGCTGACTTAATTCTCCCTGAGTCATCATACCCCATTCACAGTCTAGTTTGCGTTTGGTCGTGATACGGTCACGCATCATGTCGCCATTGGCATTACGCCCTGTCTCTCCATCGATATCTTGAATACCGACTTGAAAATATTTGGGAGGCTTCACAGCCACCCCATTGATTGTCAATTGTGCCATTTAACCTCCTAAATCTTGAGCAAGGTTTGACCTGCTCGTTCATGTTCCTTGTTTATTTCTTGGATGGCTACCCGTCCGAACTCATGGCCTGCGATTTGGATAACGATGTCGCCGTCGCCAGAGAATCCACCTTGTGGACTAACACCAGCCATGGCATTTACTACCGCACTGCTGACTACTCGTCCAAGTGTTTGGATAAATCCTGTATTTTCAAGTGGTACGACCGCCTCTTTACCAGCTTCACCAATCATGGCGATTGTTGGACTATCGACGATACCACCACGGGCAAGACGAGGGAGGCTAACTGTGCTTACACTACCAACCCATCCTAGACCAGGTAAGTTTCTGACAACGCCTAAAACTCCATTAATCATTCCGATGAAGCCATTGACTACATTTTCAATCGTTCCAAGAACCGCATTAACCGCACTCTTAAACGCTCCACCTACTGCCTCTCCGACCATCTGACCAGCATTTACGAAGATACTTTTAACAGTATCCCAAACGCCTTTAAAGAAGTCGCCAATAGAACTAAAAGCATCTTTTACTGCGTTGTAAGCATTAGTGAACATCTCACCAAACCAGTTTGAAACACTGGATAACGCATTAGTCACATCTGCCCATCTCTCGCCAAACCATGAACCTAGTTTGCTAAAGATGTTTGTTAAGCCAGTCCATGCTTTTTGGAACATATTCGTAAACCATGCCCCGATATTAGCTAAAGCACTAGTCACATCCGCCCAACGTTGTCCGAACCATGAGCCTAGATTACTGAAGATGTTAACGATAGCATCCCACGCACCTTGGAACTTTTCTCCAAACCAAGAGCCGACACCAGAAAAGATAGCTACAATTGCGTCCCAAATGCTTTTGAATATTGCGACAACAACGTCCCAAAGCAGTTTCAATACACCAGATACAAGATCAATAATGCCACTAAAGACGCTAACTACTATATCTTTTAATCCGCCAAATATACTCAAAAATCCTTCTTTGATTTTTTCGCCATCTCCAGTTAAAAGTCCTGTAAGTACATCAAATACCCCTTTGATGATATCAGCAATACCACCAATCACATCAGAGATAGTGTTAAATAAAACACGCCAAACTTCTCTTATGTATTCAATTGCAGGAGCTAGTACAACCGTTAACTTTTCTACAATAAAGGAAATGACTGGGCCGAAAACTTCATTTATCGCTTTAGAAAAGTCGGCAAAACTTCCAATCATGCCACCTATTTTTTCTAAAGCTGGTTCAATATGGTTTTTGATTGTATCGGCGAAACCGTGACCTATCTTTTCAAGGACAGGTTGGATATTATCATTCCATCCATTAACAAAAGCACCAACTACATCTGACATCAAGGCGGAACTTGATTCAAACAAAGGTTTTATATGCTCATCGTATACTTGATTAACACTTTCAAAAAGTTTCTTCATTGAGCTTGATAAAGCTTGAGCAATAGGCTCTACAGCTTTAAAAAGACCCGTAAACATTTCTGTTATGCCAGCCTGATTTTCGGTGATAGTTTCTTCAATAGCTCCGATTATATCCCTTGTGTATTTAGCGGTTATCTCTTTCACGCCCATAAAAGCGTATGTGAAAGCACTGAATAGGCCTGCGCCCATATTTGTAGCTAGTTCACTTGTAATTGAATCGTAGAAAATTTGTCCGATACTCTGGGCAATATTTCCGACGATTTCGACGATTTCCCCACCAATATCAAACATACGAATTAACCATGCTTTGATATCTAGTTTCGTTTCATTAAGTGATTTATTCAGACTTTCAGCGATAAAGACAGCAATACCCATGATTACGTTAGCGAGAGCGCCCGTCGTTTGTCCTAAAGCAAAAGCTAGCTTTTCTCCAAACCTTGCAGCTGCTTGCAATACAGTACCATCTTCAAAGATATCTTTAATAGATTTCCAAATGCCTTGTAGTGCATTCTTTAATCTTTCAATACTATCCCATCTAAAGGATAGAGAAAAACCTTTTTTAAATAAATCCCAGAGTTTTTTTAGATAATCAAACAACCCTTTCAGCTTATCCCCAAGGCCATCGAAAATGCTCTTGAATTGGTTGTCCATGTCGGTCAACTCGACTTCTGGCAAGATGTCTTTGAAAGGTCCGCCACCGCCTCCCTTTCCTTTACCACCTTTGCCACCGCCTCCAGAACCGCCTGCATCGTCGTCTTTTGGTTTTTGCAAGATGTTAATCTCATCAAATCCCAAAAGACCTAGCAACTCTTTAGCAGCTTTCTTAGCGTTTTTGGCTGAGTCTCCAAGATTGTCAGCAAGTCCTCCTGCTGAATCTCCAGCGTCGTCTACTGCGTCAGCAAGGTCTCCTGCTCCGCCTGCAGCGTCTTTCATGGCGTTACCCATGTCTCCAACTGCTCCACCAACACCATCTTTCACTGTTGCTTTCTTGTTGAACATCAAAGCGATAAACTCAGCGAGTTTAGCCGTCACGTTCTTCAAAACCATAGCAAAAGAGTTCAAGACAGGCATAATGGCATTGATAATCGGTAACATAGAGTTACCAAGGTTCAATGCTGCGTCCTTCATTAGCGACTTAAACAGGCTGATACGACCATTTACAGAATTAGACAAGGTATTCCCATACTTGGCTGTAGCCTGTTCCAGAATAGCCATAAGGCGGATTTGTTGCTGGGTTTGAAAGTCGAGTTGGTCCCAACTTTGACCATTTGAGAAACGTTTAAAAGCTTCAGTGGACTTAATCATAGCCACATTGACGTTGATTCCTAGGTCCTCAATTGCTTCGGTGTTCCCTAGTAGACCTGAGCGAATCCGCTCCATAACGTCTGTAATCGTGCGCCCTGAACCTTCAGCAACCACTGCCGATGTCTGCAACATCTTAGCGGTATAGGCGCTTAGCTTATTGGTATCTTTGATAAATCCAGAAAACAGGTTGGAGTAAACCGCACCGTACCTGGCCGCTTCACCTACACCCATATTCATTGCATTTGCGTTATCGTTAACCCATTTTAAGAAAGATTGCGAACTCTCGCCCATCTGACGCTTGATTTGGTTCATCGAAGCCGCTACTTCAAGAGCCGTCTGCGTTGAATACATACCGACATCCAGCAATTTCTTACCAAGGATTGCAAAACCAGCGAACTTAGCTAGCTTGCCAACCGCACTACCGATAGAGTTCGACTGTTCACGAACTTTAGCAGTGGCATTTTTCGCTTGGTCAGATGTTCCTTTGACCTGATTCTCGACTTCTTTCATCTTCTTCCTGAAAGGCGCTATCTCAGCGTCAATCATGACCTTCAATTCATCAAGAGTTGCCATTTACTTCCTCCTTCCTTTTTCGATTGTGTCTCTCTGCAAAATCACGCATCCGTTCCTTATGCAACAAAAGCGCTTGTCTCTGTCGTTCCTGTTCTACTGCTTGTTGTTCTTCTACAAACAACTCAGGCGCATATTCCCAAAGCTCAACAATCTTAGCGTCATTGGACAGTAATAAGGAAACATGATTAGTTATCATTCGCGAAAGTATGTACGAGTCAATAATCTTTTCTTTACGCTCTTGGATTTTGACACGGTTGTAGCTTTCTATCATTTCCCTGATTTCAAGCACCGTCAAATCCCAAAAATCAAGAGGCTTGCCCCCGATGTCCAAAAACATAGGATAAAGCCTCTCAATAATCTGAGTTACCGTTAAGATTACTTGACTACTGTCATTTTCTTCTTGGAAGTTTTCTTGTCCTTGCTTCCTCGTGGAGTAAAACCCGATACTTCAAAGAGTGGCATCAACACCTCTGTCATGAAGGTTGTTTGGTCTCCACCATTGTCCACGTATTCATCGTATAAATCATAGACATCCTCAAGAGAATACCCATTCTCATACTTTTGCAATGCTCCGTGAATCAAAAGCAATACAACTTTCAAAGGAGGTAGAGGAAATTCCTCTCCAGCCTCAGGCATGAAGATTTTCAGTAAGTTCATACCGATTTTTTCTTCAACTTTTGCTGCTTGATGAGATGAAAGTCGTAGTTTTAACTCTTTCTCATCGCTAATCTTCCAAATTGAGTAAGGTAACGCCATTTAATTAACCTCCAAGACCGTCTGTAAATTCCAACTCTGACTGCAACGCAATTTTAAGGGTGAACTCGATAACGGCATTGACACCGCCACCGCCTAACTTAACAGATACTTGACCTTCAAATTTAACCTTAGTCCCGTCTGGATATGTTTGCTCAAAGTAGAGTTTTTTCTTGTCATCCGCTGCCTTACGCAATACACGATAAGGAGCAGTTGCGCTTGAATTATTATAAGAGAACTTGTACTCAAGTTCTCCTACGTCCCCAATACCAAACTCGTACTTCTTAACTTTATCTTCAAGAGTAGTATTTTCTACTTTTTCGAGTTCAATACCAAACTCTGGCACTTCTTTCAATCCAACAAGTTTAGTATAGCTATCTTTTGTTTCGCCATAAGAAAGCGTAATTCCATTTGCTAACATGTTTAATTCTCCATTCTAAATTGGAAAACAAGCTCTGAGTGTAAGTCGACGATACCTTCAAAACGCATGACCTTATGTCTCAAATGAGACGGGTCTGGAACGTCTTGGCAGTCGGTTCTTCGCAAACCTAAAGACTCAAAAATCTGATTGATTTTAACAGCTAACTCACTAGTGCTGGTATCATCAAAAATATCCACCTTGTAGCGGATAGATGATTTTTGTTCCTGGTCATCAAACCAATCACCTGGCTTGTTTTGTTCTTCTAAAAAAATAACGACTGGGAAAGTCTCCCAATCGCTAGGATAAGTATCGGTCACATTATCTGCGACCTTTTGCAATTCTTTATAAATAACAGGCTTGATATTAATCATTTTATTTGTTCTCTTATCTTTCTACGGACATAATTCGAAATATTCTTAGACACACGCTCTTGATTGTCTCTCAAAGCTGGATAAAGATAAGGCTGGGCAGGTTGACCATACATCTTGTAGAACTCCCCAATCTTTTGAAAGTGGTACGGTCCTACATTTATTTGGTCTTCATGCACATACCAAGGATTAGACTTGTAAGTCACGCTGACTTCTGGAGAGATACCAGAATGGCTAGCCTGCCCTTTTGGTCCTGTTCCGAATTCAACGTAAGGAGCATATTTTAGATTAGTGTAAACTTCACCTATAGCCCTATCTCCGTCCATTTTTGCTCTGGTTTTGATACTAGTTATAAGTTCTCCATCATTCACTGGTACGAGTCTTCTTGCATCAGCTTGGACAACCTTTATAGTAGCATTGTGCACCGCACGTAAGACGATATCCTCGCCAGTTTTTTTACTAGCTAACCGTCTACATTTAGCTATAAGCCTATCTGCCCCTAGTAGCCCTGACACGCTCTAACTCCAAAACTTGATGATGTGTGTAGACCTTTTTAGAAATAACCCTATGAGTCACTTCCGTCTGACTATCGATACACACACCATCTTTTACTTTGATAGTAGCTGACTTGTTGGCATTTGCGCTCAAAATATCATTGACACGCTCGCCATACAATTCAGATTGTAGCTTGCTACTAGCTGGCCACAATTCAAGGCGGACTGTCTCAGCTTCCTTGGCATACCCTTCTTTCGCGACACCTTCCTCAGTGACAGTCTTTTCAAACCGTCGCATTGGATAAGGTTTCAGTCTACTCTGCTTCAAAAACATGACCTGCCACCCTTGCTAGCCTGTGCATGCGTATTCGCTGTAGAAGACCCGTAGACAGGCCATTTTCTCCGTAGACTACTGCTATACCACCTTCGGTTCTAGAACGCTCTCCTTCCGCTCCTGAGCGGTTGTGGAGCTCGATAGCAACCTCAGGTATCAAAAGACTTAAAGCAGGTGTCAAAGATGTGCGATTAGTCTCTGACAAGATAAGATTTGTAGCTCTTGTTTGGAGCAACATGAGAAGCTGAGTATCTTCTTCGCCTGTTAATTTCTTCAGCAACTCTATAGACATATCAATCCTCTTCTAAGAACTCAGGTTCAGGGAGGATTTTCTCAAGAACATCTGAGATAGCGACACCGTTGCTGGCAATATTGTCAGCCAGCTCAGCATAGCGCTCCTCAGTAATCTCAAGTTCCTCTCCTGCCAGTCGTTTCACATTTGATTCCCAATCATAGAAATCTTGTTTGATTTTAAATTTCATAACTAAGACCTATTTCTTACCAGTTTTTTCTTTCCAGTTAGCTGAGTCAGAGCCTGGTGCATTGGTTGAGCTAGTGATGTCTTTGATAGCAACATAGACTTTATCTTCATGCGTTACTGTATCACCTTCTTTATAGGCTATTCCAGTCTTCCACGCTTTAGCACGGTTCACTGTCTTGCCTTGGGCTGATTTTTTAGCAGCAGGCTTAGAATCTGCAATTGTGATGATGTATTTCTTGAAGTGTTCAAGCACAAATGCACCAGTGTAAAGTAATTGCTCTACCAATTCACCAAATCGACCTGGAATGTTATCGTTGTACTTAGTATTGTCTACTTGTACTGGAGATGTAACAACACCTGGAGCAGTAGCAAGGGCATTAACACCTTTCAGGAATTTAGAAGGAACTTTATAGACTGTGTAATCATCCAATTCACCAACATATCCTTTTCCAAGGACTTTCTTATCTGCGTCACCATGTGGTAGACGAACGATTTCAGACTTGATCGCTTTGTAGAATTTAGGTGTTACAAAAAGCAAGCGCTCTTTTGTAATTCCAAGCTCATCAAGTTTCTCAGAAACATCAAGAATTGCGTTGTATGCGTTGTTTGCTCCTGCTTCTTTGCCCATAGTAACGTTGTCACTTACGTTTCCAAGTGCTGCACCAAAACGTAGTTCATCAAGATATGGAGCGACTACTTCTGCAGCCTGACGGGCAATAACATAATTGATATTCACTTGACCATTAGAGTCACGTTCGTCCAATTGATCTACGAAACGACCCCAGTATTTTTCTTCATCAAGGGTATAAACCTTTTCTTCAACTTCAACGTGATCAAATTCGTTGTCTTTGTTACGTTTGTAGTCTTTCAACTCTGTTGTGTTACCAGTTGCTACTGTAAAAGAGCGACCTTGCAAGGTTACTGCATCGCTTGATGTCACAAGTGGTGTTGAATATGAATTTACTGCAAGTACATCCTCAATAATCCCAAGATGTTTCTTGCGTGATTCTGCTGTGTTTAATTCTTCAAATGCCATTTATTTTTCCTCTTTTCTTTTATTACAAGAAGTCTTTACGCCATTTTTCCGTGACTTCTTGCTGGACTGTTTGTGCATTTTTGATAGGTGCACTACCTTTCATACGTTCAGAGACTCCCTTCTGAACTGACTCTTCCCATGCTTTTTGGATAGAGGTGATAGATTCAGATACCGTCTCTGCGTTTGTCAAATCGACTACATTTACTAACTCAACAGGTAAGTCACGTTCACTTAGCATTGCTTTAGCCTCTGCGGTCAATTCCTTACGAGCAATAGCCTTTTCACGGTCAGCTAGTTCTTGCTCACGCTGATCCAACTGATATTTCTGTTTTTCATCAGCGTTCATCTTAGCAAGCTTCTTAGCTTCGTTTTCCTTGGCTTCTTGCTCAGCTTCCCATTTAGAGCGCTCGGCAGATAGCATCTTACCGATTTCAGCACGAGTGAAAGTTCGTTCGTGCTTTTCTTCCTGCACTGTATCAACATTTTCTTGAGTGTCGACAGTCTCAGTTGATTCAGTAGATACAGTTGCATTGATTTCTTCTGACATAATTGTCCTCCAGCGATTACGTCGCCACTCGATAGTCTCGCTTTACGTCCGGCGACGGAACAGCACAGCTTTTATTGTCATCGGTACAGTTTGGACAATATAAAAACCGTACGGGATTCCATACGGTTAGGGCATAAGAAAACCGCCTCGATTTCGATGCGGTTTATAGCAATTTATAGCAGTCTATTCCTGCAAGTCAAGATGTTGGATCACCTCCTAATCTTTAATGGCACGATTTGAAACTTTGGCGTAAACATCCACATAAGTCTCTTTCTTGTCTCCGTTATGCGTGATTTCTGCATAATTTCCACAAGGTTCGCTTGATGTAATTGCGTTCGTACTAACAAGAGCTTTCCAGTTTTGCAGGGTCTTGCTAAACCAAACTACAAAGCAGTCTTCTGCTTTGATTTCACGACCTGATAAGCGTGAAAATTCTTGCGATGCCAATTGTTTTGCTTTTTCTAACATTTTATTCCTCCGTTTTTTCGTATGTTTCTGCAAAAATATCCGGCTTGCATGGATAATATTCTCCTTGCACGCCTTTGATAATGTAGTCACCTTCTGTTGCAACCATCAATCCTTCAAGCGTTTCGATTTTTAAAAGAGGATTTTTTAAGTCTGCGTAATCAATCCGTACTGGATCTAATCCAAAATCGCATAGCTCATCTATAGATTCTTCTGTATCTAAAAACTGCACGGCTTCAACTACTACTGGCTTTTTACGATATTTCATTTCTCGCTCCTTTCTAAACATAAGAAAAGCACTTAGATTTCTCTAGGTGCTTAAGTAATAAATTGCATTTTTATATTTTTTAACACGCTCGTAGTCTGTATTGGTAACAGATTTCAAACGTGATAAATCTGAGTTATGTTTCAAATCTGCAAGTTTTACAACTCTTGCTAAATTATTTGATTTTACTTTCCCAAGATATTCTTGATAACTTTGACCTTTTTTCTTTGTCAAAATTTGTACCGCTGTAACAACTTCATTTGACAAGCCAGACGCGAATAAATCGGCAGCAGTTATATCGCTATCCTCAATCACATCATGTAAAAGAGCGACAGCTTTTTCTTGTTCAGTGTTGACTTGACTGGCCACATAGAGAGGATGCTGTATGTAATCAACACCCGCTTTATCTACCTGCCCTGCATGTGCTTTTTTAGCGATAGCCAAGGCAATATCAATCATGCCGCTACCATCCTGTCAATATAAGTAAATGCATCATTTTCTGAAATTTCTTCAAAATCCGTAAAGTCATTAAAAAAGATTTTATTAAACCAATCCATGCTATTAACCCACTTTTTTTCAATGTCAAAAACTTGCATGACACCATCAATCAAACGAAGTACTTGAGCATTGTTCGTCGTTGTGCGGTAGTATTTAATATCTTTCATATCACTTCACCCTCTCTATATTTTTAGGAATCTCAAGCCCATTGCTTAAATCAAGCATTTCCTTAAATAATTTCATGCGTTCTAGATCAGATGTATTCGTATCACGATACTTCTCATAGAGTTCATGTAATGAACCATTTTTTAAGTCGAAACTTTCCTGAGTATGATACTGCATTTCAAAGTTGATACCATCTTTTTCAACGACTGTATTCACACCTTTGTATGGTCCATCTACTAGCCAAGTGTTTTTTACTTTTACAATTTTATAACCTTCTGCGATAAGCTTCTGTTTCATCTTCAAATACTCTTCTGTAAAAGTATCGGAATCGAAAATAGTTGTGTACCTTAAGGCGTCATTAATCTTACTCACGGCTTTTGACAAACTTATATTTTCAACTAGGCTATCTGCAATAATTTTACGTGATAATGACTCAACTGTTTTCTTCCTAAATTCAAGACCTGCCAATTTGTTTTCTCCTGCGATACGTTGCATATCACTTGTAATTTTTGGCTCAACTCCTGAAATTTTGGACAATAGTTGTTCGCTATAAAATTTCGCCTTGGCTTCTCTTGTATCTTGATTATACACCTTTCCCCCGTCTTTCGCAACATACTTGCTATACCACTCTTTATAAGTCATATCGGCAGGCACGTACTCAACTTTACCTGTCTCTGGATTCCTTGCTCTGCGCTTCAACTTGCTGTAATCTGCGTCCTCATCGTATCCGACAGTAGTAGACCTACACCAAGGGTGCATAGGCGGACAATTGACACCAGGGACAGCCTTATCCCTATCATAGACCTGATTGTCATGCTCCTGACAAATGCGTGATGTACGCTTGTCTAAGACGGCCACAAAGATATACTTCTCTATATCCGCTTCCTCATAGTTGAGTAGCTCCATTTGGTTATGAAAAAAGGCTGATTCTGTCCGAACCAAACGCCTTGCATCGTTCTGCCCCACATTGAACCGCTCAGCAATTGCTTGTGCAGTTTCTCGTGTATCTCGGCCTGTCATAAGGCTTATGAGTAATTCATCTTTTATGCTTGATGTAAGCTTCCCTGTATTCTTCCAGATGTTTGTTGAGTACGTACTTCCATCTCCTACCCAACTGAAAGACTGTAGCTGTTTTATCTCGCTATCAGGAAGCCCAGAAAAGCCATATGCTAACCCTGTCTGCTGCTGCAGGTCAAAGGTAGCCTTGTAGTAACTATCCTTCATCAGGTCGCTATAAAAGGCGTCTGAGCCTGTCTTTTCTGAATGATAGATAGATTCACGCATACGGTCTAAATCATCACTCAAACGTTCTAGACGCTTCATACGGAAAGAATAAGCCGGACTATCTAAGTCAGCCAGTAGTCTTTGAATATTTGGATCATTCGGTCTTGCTTCAAGCACCTTACGAAGTTCATTCAGATTTTTCTTGTCTTTCATGTTCTTTAAGACTTGTCTAGCATCTACCTGACTTAGACCATAATCACGTTGGAACTTATCGAAAATCTTATTGATTTCCTTATCCAAGTAAGTCTTAGCTTCTTGATAGACCTTATCGAACTTGTCTGCCTGCTTTTCGGCCTTGTCCATCTGCTGGTAAATCAGATTGGCTTTCCTCTTCGCCCAATACTCCTGATTCTTCATCCTCTACCTCGTCTTCGGGTTTCGTGTTGTCTTGGTTAAACATCGGCATGTCTTCCATGTTCTTCTTTTTCTCTTCTTCCAAGGCTTCCAATTCAGCATCAGGGTCTTCCACAAACGGCAAGAGAGAAATAAGCTGCCTATTGGTCACTTTGCCTTCCAAGTTGTTCACAATCTGAGAGATTTCTAATAAGTTCTTAGGCAAACCACGACTGAATTGCGGAACGATTGAATGAGACTCTAGTGCAATCTGTTTCATACCCAAGTAATGAGCAAAAATCGCAATACGCTGACGCAATCCTCGCTTATAGTTCGCTTCCTTGGTCTTAGTAATCATCTCAAGGCCCATCAGCTTAAATTCCATGGCTACGCCTGATGTATTCCCTGCGAAATTCTCATCAGTCAAATTAGGCACATGGCTAAATGTGTAGATGTCCTCTTTAAGAGCTGTACGCAAGATTTCAGTAGCACTTTCGTCCAGCGTATTCTTCAAGAACTCAGCCCTTGCACTATCGCCCGGCAATTCCAAAAGACCTTCTTCAGAAAGAATCTTCATTGCTACCTTAGCGTCTTCTGGAGTGTCTGCTAACTGCGTGCCATACAAGACAAGTATAGACTCTACAGCCTGTTCCTTATCATTGACACGATTCCCCATCAAGGAATTATAAGCGTCTATCAAGCTAATTTGTTGCTCATAGTCACCAATTGCAAAGTGATTGTTGCGATATTCGATAATTGGGATTTGACCAAGGTTGTGAGGTGTTGCCTCCTCGCTCTGAATTGTTCCTGAATCTGTACTTCTCAGCACCATGTGATAGTGCAGATTTTCGGTAAAGACCTCAGCCTGGTGCTTGGTAGTGTCTTTCGTATCGTCTTTTACTTCATAGTAATAGACCGCAAACAAAGGCTTCCGCTCAATACTATCATCGTAGACCATGAAAGTATTCTCCGGATCAATACTAGTTGAATCCAACTCAGCCATACCCTCTTTAGCATAGATGTACTCGTAAGCACGACCATAGATAGCCATATTCAAAGCATTCTGAGCATCTACTTGGTCAATCTCAGCACCATCAAAGGCTGTAAGTAGTTCATCGATATCACCGTCAGCAGTATTGTTATACTTGATAGGATTGCCCATAAAATAGCCCGTAGCCGTGTCTGCGATATCCTTGGCATGATTGGCTACCGTCTTGTAATTCGGTGCGTTCACGTTGCGTCTCGTGTGTTTTAAGATAGCATGCTCACCCAAATAGTAGCTTTTAAGCTTCTTCAAATGCGAGCCTTCAGTGCTATGTATCGTTATCAATTTGTAAATCAGGTCTTTCTTCAAAGAACCCTCATCATATCCATCCCGTGGATAGGTTAAATATTGGTACATGTCTTTCCTCTCTATAGACCATAATCAGAACGTCTGCGGACGGTTGCTTTCCCACCTTCGATACATTGAAGGCTGTAACGCAAAGCGTCCATCAAGTGGTTGTTTTTATCCTCTGGTTTATTCAACCAGTTGCCTTCTTTATCTCGCTGGTAGCAGTAACTATAAAATTCATCCATGATGTTTTTACAATCTGGATGCACATAAATAGTGTATCCTTGCAATTTTGATACGCCTGCCATAATACTATCCTTACCTTTCCGACTCTCTTTTATTCTAGATATGCCATGTTCTGACCTGAGCTCTTCAATCAGCCGTGACTCTGCGCTATCAGCAATGATTTGTGAGCGATGATAACCTTTGTCTTTTATCATCTTCGCAACTTCTTTGGTTATCAATCCGACTTTATACGCCTCATCAAAGACATAAATCTCTTTCGTCGTGTCATTTATCAACGAACAACACAAAGCGGTTGGATCGTGAGTAAAACCAAAGTCAAGACCGATACATAACTTATTAGCTGAATCTCGTAGCAATTCATCCTTATCGAAATCCTTGACGGTCACGTTCTCATAGATTAAACCTTCAGCAACTCCCCATTCACCATCACAAACGATTCTAGCACGTCTGGGGTTCGTATGATACAAATCCTCATAGCGTTTGATATCGACTCCATCAAGCCACTCATTGCATTTGTAAGTGGTTGTAGTAGCGAATGTATCAGCTCGGCTAGTCTCTTCATCAAAGAACACACGTTTGAGCCAGTGCCTCTCATTCCACGGGTTAAATGTGACTGTGATTTGTTTAAAGAAATCAGGTACATCTAAGCTACCACGGATTGACTCAACTACTGTACTGAACTTGTCTTCAGTCTCAATTTGATATGCTTCCTCAAACCATGCCCAACAAAGACTGCCGACATCGACCGTGATAGATGTGATTTTGAGTTCATCATCCAAACCACGGAATAGGATTTTTTGACCAGTCGCTTTTATGGTTATTTCAGGCAAAGATTCATTGAATTTAAACAAATGAGTCACACCCAACACATTACACGCCCATTTAAAATCCGTATAAGTTGATTGCTTGTTGGTATTCGAGTATCTACGAATAACAAGCAAGTTGGCCCAGGGATACTTCAAAAGACGGATAACATAATTCAAAGCGGTTGTCTTGGACTTCTTCGAACCACGGGAACCTTTTACAACACGATAAAGATTTCTTGAGCGCCAGAACTGTCCGTACCCAGCTCCTACTGTCTTAGGTAGGTCGATTACAATATCACTTTGTTTAATCTGGTATGTCTGACTCATTTGCAAACACCACCGTTCCAGAAACGTCTGCCTCTACTTTGTCTGTCCACATCTTATGTCGTTTACCTAACAATTCAAGAGCTTTATTCCTATCGCTGTTCTTTGTTGGGTATTCGACAAGTTGAGGGATTTCATTGTAGACTTTTACAGACTTACCAGTCACGGGATCAGTCATCAACTCAGCTACTTTTGTTGTGACTACTATTGTTTCTTTCGCTTGTCCCGACGCAATTTCTGATAGCATCACAAGTATTTGTTTTTGAGTTAAGATTTTTTCATCTTGCAACTCCTCCATTCGATTTTTGATGTAATCAGAAATTCCGACATTATCCAACAATTCAGAAGATCTTGCTTTGGCATATTTCTCACTATATCCTGCTCTTAAAGCTGATTGATAAGCATTACCTGAGATGATGTACTCATCTGCAAAACGCCTTTGTCTTTCATTCAATTTTCCATCACCACCTTTCGAATAATCAAAAAAAGCCACACGATGTGCGACCTTCCTGCAAGGCGACTACTACCTTGCGTGCGTATTAAATTTTGACTTCATTTTTATTTTTTGTAGTCTTTACAACCTCTGAGGGAATCAAACCCTCTAGCTTATAACTTATCCGGAATATAATTAGCTACGCAATCATGCAAGGTTCAGTCGCTACTGCAACCATTTTTAAGTTAATGAGTGATATATGAATGCTAAGCCTGTTGCCTACCCCATTATGGGACACAAACACTCAAAGGAGAGGGGAGGACTTGAACCTCCAAGGCCATTACAGCCCCCTGACATTACAGGTAACCATCTACCAATTCTGAGACCTCTCTTTTCAATTCTTGATACTACCATTCTAACAGATTTTTAGAACCGTGCTGTTCCAAAAAGTCCCATAAGCTCACTATGAGGTTAGATAACTTCTTCCAAAGCTAAGACCGCCTCATTTTTTAACCTGTAGTAGGTTGTACGACTCATATTCAAATCATAACAAACGCTATCAGCGGTGCCTTTGTTGATGTAAGTCATTCTTAATACTGCCCTGTACTTTGGATTTTTAAGCCTATTGATCATTCTACCTAATTCAAGTTTTCTGTTAATGACCTCTTTAGTATCCTGCTCTATAGCCTCTTTCATCACTACCAACTGAGTATAGACATCATCAACTTTTCTAGTCTGTCCACCTTGGACTTTAACCTCGGACCATTTAGGGCTTGAGAGCAAACCTGCCTCAAGCTCGTTAATTTCGTCTATACGGCTTTGGATGTCCATGTCCAGATCCTGCAACTCTTTCAAGAGCTCTTTAGCCTTGTTCACTCTCTGTCTCCTTTGTGATATAATAGTCTTTGCGAGAACTATTAGCTGAGGCAGAGAGTGTCTTGGCTTTTTTTAATGCTTAAATTCGTTGACCAGGTCCCGGATAAAGAACTTCCAATCAGATTCTCTAAACGTCAAGAAACGATCTGTAGTAAAATTTCTAAGTCTTTTATAGAAAAGCATCTTTAGTTGGATTGACTCACCAACACTCAGTAAAATACCGGGGAAGCGATGTACTGAATGCACTCTATTTCCGTATCCAGAAATATCTAAATGTATTAACGTTTCTGGATATATGCGCCCCATACTAGCTTCAACTCCGAACTCAACCTTAACTTCTTCTACAATTGGAACTTCGTCAAAAATTGGTCGTGCAGAAAATATTGGCGACGGCGTTTCTTGTTTTTTTCTTCTTCCTGAATATGGATATTTACAAGGTCTCATTTGCGTCCTCCAAACTCCTTATTTTCATAGATGTTGCCGATGATTTCATTTTCTTCAATTTCAGTCCATAAACATACTGCGTCACTGCCCGTATCAATTACCCAAGAACCCTCAAGCTGCTTAACAATCCCTATAAATTCCTTGTCATACTCATAGAAACCGCCAATTTCGTCAGCTCTACCCAAAAATCTAGTAGTTCGTACAATATCGCCTTCAAAGATTTCCTTGCCGTTCTTGTCTTTGAGTCCTGTTGATTGCATGAGTTCGATTTCGTCAAAATCATAACAATAGATATCTCTATCGTCTGGTAAACCATTCTCAAAATAAACTTGTTGTGTCACTATTTCTTTGTTTTCGTAGTCAATAGCAAGAATGTCATCTGAAAAAACCATACGTTTTCCTATTTTTACCCACACTCTAAATTTCGGTATCATGCCAAATCCTCCTTCTGTTCATCCCCCTAAATTGCTAAATGCGACTTCCCATCTATAATCACCATACTTCAATACAATGTCTTTTAAAATTTTCCCTTTTGAAATTTCGATTTCTTGAGTGAATTCCAAGCCCTGTTCAAATGTAAAGATTTTAATGTCAACATTAAATTTTTCAGAGATTTCTATGTAATTGTCTGGGATAGCGCGCCATGTCTGCGTAAAATTATTAAGCTCGATGATAAGAAAATCATCATCAAGATGAATTTCAAAACTTTCACCGTCGATAAAAGCACGTTTTGTGCCATTGATGTAAAAATAAGAGTTTGATGAAGTGAAAATGATTAGCTCACCATCTGTATCTTCTTCGATTGTGACATCACCAGCAGCTTCAAACATATATTTCAAAGCCGATTTAATATTTTCTGCATGTCCTCTTAGTTTAATTGTTCCTTCTGCAAAATTTGGCATCTTTATTCTCCATAATCCTCTTCTTTAACAAACACCCCTTAGTCACGATCTGTGACCTCCTTTTCTACAGTAATTGTAAATTCACGGTCATTTATGTTTAAAGGTAGAACTACCCCTGTTTTTGAATCGTCTTTTAGCAAATCCAATACAATTTCTAAAACTTGCTTACCTAAAATCAATTGTGTCTCTAAAATATTTTGCTCATCTTCCATCACTTCAACTCCTTGTCCTTAATTTCTCCAGTAAGTCTATTTTCTAAAATGTGACTTGTATAGCAAATATCGTTTTTATAAGTATAGTGATCAACGGTTTCTTCAACCCATTGATTTTTAGTGTACGGGTATCTGTTTGGTTGTTTCAATTTATGACCTCCTCCTTCAATTTAAGCTCAATCTCTAAGTAAAAGCTTTGATCAGGTATCTCCAGTATCGCTGTAGTGGTTTTACCATCAGAACCAACGATAATTTCTCCGATTGCCAAAACTAAGTCTCCAATTGTGCTATTTAGCGTAAGGCTCATCACTCCACCTCCTCAATCTCAATCCCTGGACAATCAAACACCCAGCCGAAGTTTGCGTCTTCTAGTTCTTTTTGAGTACCTTTATAATTCCTAGCTGTTATATCTTGACTAAAATAAAGAGTACTCCCTGATTGCGATTTGACCAAAGGCTGCCTATTTTTTAAAGTCACCAAATACCGCTTCTCTTCCTCGACCTCGTAGCCGAATTGGTTCATGTTGACGAGGGTTTTGAATGCTTCTCTTGAACAACCGAACCAGCTTTTGAATTCGGATTTTTTTTGATTATCCCACTCATAGATGTATTCCCAAATATTATAGTCTAAATTATCCTTGTTTGCTTCATACCAATCAGCCACACACTGCGGAACTATGACTTTTTCACGTTCAACCATACCCTCAATTTTACCTTGCTCGTAGCCCTCTCGCCATTTTGCATGGCTAAAATCCTGTTCAAATTCGCTCATGATAGCCTTTAACCAAACCTCTCTATCATGCAATGGCAATTCTCGCAATCGTGCTAGTATGTTCTTTACGTAGCGTGGAGCTTCATCTGCGTGACCTATTTCGGATTCGGCTAGCTGTTTCAAGTCTTCTAGAAAAATTTGACGAGCTAGCTCTGCTCCTTCAGCATCCCATACACCCTCAAGTTTTTTATACTTCTCAATTAATCGCTGTACATTCATCTTAGTTTCCTCTATAAATCAAATAAACTGCAATAACTACCTGAGCCATGCTTGGCGAATAGCCAACCCAATCATCAAACTCCTTAGATTTTGGCAACCAACCCTTAGTAGCTCCCAAATCATAGTCTGTAGGCTTTTCATCAGCGAAGATGCATTCCATCGCTCCCATAAACGTCATACCATCTTCTGCCATTTCCCAAAAATAGTCCGCCCGGTCTTTCACCGCTTGTGGTAAATCTTGCTTGGGAGGTTGCGGCTTCCCGTCTTCTACCGTCCAGTTGTATACTTCATTAACTTTTTGCTTTAACTCTTCCATCATCTTCCAACTCCTCCGCTTTCCGTCTTAATTCTCATTATCTTCCTCCTCAATTTTAATAACGGCCCTACCGTTTGGGTGTCGTCTTTGGTGTGATGTGTAAGTGTAATACTTTAACATCCTTTCAGTAATTCCTGTCTCGCTACTGATCTGCGCTAATGTTCCAAGCGTAACAAACACATCACCTTGATATAATGCGTAGTCAGCCATCTGCTCCTCATTTCTTCAAATACTCAGGGATTTCATGACCTCAATCTCAACCTCTATCCGTGGATTTAGACTGTAGAACTTGCCTACATCATGTAGCGCTATCTGACCGTCGTCCTGGAAGACGATCCCTGACATGCTATCATATAGCGCTTTTTCGTAGTTATCTATGTCAGGCTTTTTGCCTACTGGTATAATTTCATCCAGGAGGGCCTGTTGGTTCTTCTTGACTTTAGAAATGTACTGAGGAGGTTTGATATAAAATCTAAGCCGTGCCCTCAAAGCTCCCTCAAGGATAGGCTGACCCATGTACTGATTAGCAATGAGCAGCTGGCAATGATTGCGCCATGTTTTCATATCCTTGTCTTCGTAAGTTGTGGTAAAACTCCCACGTCTTGCAAACCTTGGCCGTGATTGAGGTTTAGGCTCAATGTTCAGGGTCAATTTCATTCAAGAGCCCCCTTAAATCCTGCCATCTCAAAGAGATTTTCTCTGTTTTCGTTTACGAACTCAAAGAATTTTTTAACCTCTTGTAGCGTCTTGATGTTGCTCTTGACTCGTGTTAATGAGGTGAAAAATACATCATTTTTGGGAATTGCCTTAACTTTGCACTTGTAGACCGGTTCAAAAAGGTCACCATTGTCATCTAGTGTAGGAGCCGTGTCTTTGTTATCAAAGCTAATGCTCATATCATAGTTTAGAGTCGTAACGACCTCTATTTTTTGTTTCTCAATGATGATAGCAATACGTTCTGTCGCATTGATTTTACTTGCCATGTTCTTTCTCCTGTTAAAAAAGTGTCGTTTGCAAAGGGTACACATCTTCAAACGGTACTCCAAGTCTTAGACAGTCTCGTTTGATGTCCAGTGTAGAGATGACGTACTTGACGCCGTTGTTTTTCTTGTCATAGTGTGGAAAAGTGTACCCGTCATTTTCAATTTTGGTTTTAATGTCCGTTTTGGTTTCAGGTTTCCAATCCACCCAATCCGTCCACTCCATTCTTGTCCTCCTCAAACTTTACAAACGTTAGCCAGTGTGTGGTGCCTCTTTGCTGACCAAATAAGGGCTTGAATGGTATCACCTCTAGTAATTTCTTTACATTTATCTGACGGTCAGACCATTTAAAGACTAGTGTGCCGCCAACTTTTAGAACTCTCAGACATTCTTCAAAACCCTTGGCCAAATCTTCCGACCAGGTAACTTTGTCCAGCTGTCCATACTGAGCTTTCATTATCGAATTAGGTCCAGCCCATTTTAGATGTGGTGGATCAAACACAACTAGATTAAATGTGTTGTCTTCAAAAGGCATGTCACGAAAATCACCGATAATATCAGGGTCTACATTGACCTTTTTGTCATGTATCTCAAATGTTTCTTGCCTAATGTCCATAAAAATTGTGTGACTTTCGTTTTTATCAAACCAAAACATACGACTGCCACAGCAAGCGTCAAGAATTTTAATTTTTGACATATATACCTCCTAAAACGGCAAACCGTCATTTGGGAGGTCAAAGGGGTTAGGATCGGTAAAAGGTGAGCTATTCCCATTTTGGAAACTGTTGCCTTGTCCGTGCTGACTGTTGCGACTCTCTAGCAGAGCTACACTCTCAGCGATTACTTCAGTCACATATCGACGCTGACCGTCTTTCTCGTAAGACCTAACTTGTAAGCGCCCTGTGAGGCCAATAAGTGAGCCCTTGCTGCAATACTGAGCAATGATGTCAGCTGTACCTCTCCAAGCTTGAAAATTGATAAAATCAGCCTCACGCTCTCCATTTTCGTTTTTGAAATTGCGATTGACTGCAAGCGTACCCTGTAAACTAGATACATTATTAGGCGTTTTTCGTAGATCAGGAGGCGCTACAAGCCTCCCAACCAGTGTGACGTTATTGATCATCTGATTTGTCCCCCTCTAGTGCTACGCTCTCCCAAGAGATACCCTAAAAACATCCATAGGATAGCCATCCCAATCTCTTTGATAAAATCATTCATTATTTCTCTCCTTTGCATTCATAACATACATTTTGACCTACATCTTTTCCCTTGATTATTGATAAGCTACCACATTTCTCACAGCTGATTATGAAACCTAAACCATTTGAATTAATACTGCTTATATTGTTCTCTGAGGGAACTTTGTAAATAATCAATGCGGATGTATGCCAATATTCAGCACTGACTCCACTGTCAGCGACAGCAGACACATTTGATTGAAATTTGATGTCAATCAACTTAATGCCTGGATTTTCGGCAAGCCAGCTATTTATTTGGTCGTCAATCGCCTCATGATGTGGATAATCACATGAAAAAAATACGGTTTTAATCATATTCCCCTCCTGGATTGTGCCACCAGATCATCAGGTCTTCCTGATTATCTCTGATGTACTGCTCAAATATTTCAAAGTGGACGATAGCATGTTTTAAGCGTTGCATACCCTCTCCAGATTTTGAGCAAAAGCTGAAAACTTTAAAGACAGGCTCAATCATGTCAATAATTTCTACGACTTGGCCATTGAGGTTCCAGACGCTATCCTCTCCCACCTTAAAATCTAGGATAAACTCATCCCCTAGGTTGTGGATAACATGCAATTTCTTGCCGTCCGAGTAGATGGCTACGCTGTCAGATATTTTTCTGATGTCCATGGTTACCTCCCCATTGACTCTGGAGAAATATCCAAGATTTTTCTATCTCCAATTTCCTTTTTTTCGCCATACAGAGTCGCTAATAGGTCCTCTATTTTTCCTATTAACTCATCAGGCACCCCATATTCAGCCAATTCTCCTGAAATTTTTTCAATTTCTGTCATACTTACCACCCACATTGTTCATTTAGTTCAGCCTGAGTTAATGGCTCGATACGTTGATAACCCCTGACTTGATAGTTCTTTTTAAAATCAAATCCGAGTTGACTTAGACCAGCCTTGAAACGGTCTTTTTCGGCTGTGTCTACAAAATACACCTCTAAAGTCATTTTTTGGGCATATCGTTTTAGGTCATTTTCAGCCCCTCTAAGAGCGTTAGGCTCATTTTGGAGGATTTGTCCACCGTCCAAGATTTTGCCCGTTTCTGGGTCAAAATTTGGGGTTTCCGTTGATTTTGGAGCCTGTTCTTGCTGTTTGGTTTGTTGGGCTGCTAAAAGTTCCTGACTTTCTCGCTCTGCTCGTTCTTGAGCCTGTCTGATTTCTTCCTTTTGCTTTTCAAACTCATAATCAGCTTTGATTTGTCCAAAGACTTCAGCAAGAGTCAAGTCTTTCAGCTGTCTAATGTAAGGTGAGTCAGTCATGCCATACTCAGCACATAACCCTGAAATAGCTGACTTGGCTTTTTCAAATTCTTGTTGTTTCTGAAATTCAAATGTGACCATGTCATCAAGTGACTTCATAGTGGCTTTTTTAAGCGTCACGCCATCTGCCATAAAATCGCTAGCTTTGACATACTCAAGGGCCTTTTCATCAAAGAGACGAGGATCCAGCATGTACTCAGCCGATTTGTTGGCTAGGTAACTCTTAACCGTATCTATTTTTAGTTGTCTTTGATGTTCTTCGATTTCCTTGATACCTTTGTCAAATTCACTAACTACGGTTGCAAATGGGTCAATAATTGACTTAGCATAACTATCCCATGTGTTAGCTGTCTCTGATAGTAAGTTTTTAGTGTCAATACGGATACGATTTTTAGACTCAATTAACTTGTTAAATTCAGCCCGCTTTGCCTTGTCGTCTTTGAGAGTTCCAGCTGTAGGAATATAGTCCTTGTACTTCTCAGTAGCCTCTATGAGGTCTTTTTCAAAAGACTCTCTAGTAAGTTCATCCGTTGTGATCATCTCATAGATTTTATTGATTTTCTTATCATCAATAACCTGTAATTCTTGCATGTTGTCCTCCTAATATTCAAGTTCACCGTCTAGCAATTCGCCCTGGATTGTTTCCTCAGTTTGAGCAGGTTCGGGATCTGCATGATTTGCCTCTTGCTCTTTGTTGAATTGCTCAATTTCAGCCATCTTGCGTGCTACGACATCCTCACGGCTTTCTTGAGGAGTGACGTCTTTAGGTGTGTTATCCAGCTGAATTTCGTCAGCCTCATAGCTTGCTCCAAGCTCGGCAGGAAACGCCTCACGGTAAGCTGACACTAGAGCTACTTTTCGTATCATGACACAAGGCATAGTATCCCAGTTATTCTCACCTATTGGCTTACCGTATGAGTTCATCACTGGATAAGTAACATCTTTACCTTGTTGTGTCAGTTCCTTAACTCTTGCACGTATTTTAGAATTGTCGTACTCCTCAAAAGATACTTCTGTTTCCGTTGGGTAAGTACGGTCTTTGCGGTACACCTTAGCCCAACCACCAAGAATTTCAGCACCTTTAGGAATAAATGCTCCTTTTGAGTATTTAATTTCACCATCCATCAGATAGATTACGCCTGCCTCTTTGCCATCAAATTGCGGGTGACTATCTGCTTTCTTTTCAAAAGCTGATTTGGCAGTGACTATCTGGGCTGGCTGAGTTCCATACTTGATAAAATAAATTTCTTTTGTAAATGGATTGAGGTTTTGGGCTTTGGCTTGAGCTATAAAATAGGCAAGCTCCTCATCACTAGCTTTTCCTTGTGGGTCAAGATACTTTCTGATAATACCGCTATTAAGTAGCTGTGGGTTGGTTAAAAAGTCGCCTTTTGCTTCTACAATTTGATTATTCGTCATTTCCTTCTACCTTTCGTTGTGTTCTCTATTCATAGGCTAACAATCTCCTACATAGATCCATTGACCAGCGCTGAAAATCCAATCAGCTGGGTCAAGTTCTTCTCGTTCTTCAGGCGGTTGCATTATATCTCTGTCGTAATCAAACATGAGCATACACCTTCCCAAGCTCAAGCACTCGTTTCACATATCTGGCCTTTGACGTTAGCCCAAGATCCAGCAATTCGTTTTTTTCTTCATGATTAGCCAAAAGCCATACACGGTTTTCAAGTTCAATTCTAGTCATCTTCCTGCTCCACATCTTCAATTTTCACTTCGCTATTTAGACGTTTCATGGCTTCATCTACCGACTTGCCGCCCAGGACGTCCTTGAGCATGTGGCTTACATCGTGCATTGTTTGAGCCTTCGCCTTGCTTCTTTCAGTCTCTGGCATCAATCCGACATCTTGTAGAGCCAGAAAGGCTAAACTTATATCGTGCATTTCTTTCTGAAGCTGTTTGATTTTTTTGATTGTTTTTAGTACTTTAAACATATTGTTCTCCTTGTTCTTTTTCTTTGTAGATTGCCAATTGTTGCTTCAAGTCATAGTTTTCTTGCTCGAAAGCAAAGCGACGCTTACGCTCCTCAAATAGGTCGATCATGAGTTCGACCGCTACCTCTCGCCAGTCAAGGTTGACTGCTTTAAGAACTACTTCAAGTCTGAGTTTTAACTTGGTAAGTAATTTCATTAAGCTACGCCCTCCTCGTTAGATTGCTTGTTCATGCCTAAAATAATGTCATAGTACGAATGACCAGCAGGGATGACATAGCCTGTCAAATCATCAACTTGAGAACCATCTGCCATGATGTTTACAATCCGTGGCTCCCATTCCTTTTTTACTGTTTTCATGATATAATTACCTCGTAAAGTATTTTGCTTAGTCCCTCAATGGAATTGCCGTTCCAGAGGGGCTTTTGTTTTTATCCTGTCAAGTATTCCTGATTAAGGAACTTATTGATAAAATACTGTTGTCCTTTGCCTGTGACCCCCTCGTCCTGTTTGCTGCTCATTTTTGAGAAGCAAAAAATCTTGATTTTCTGTAAAGCCGTATTCAATCATTCTATTGAACCAATCGGCATATTTTGTTTTGACTCCCAGAGCTTCATGAAGTTGTCTTCCGGAAACAACAGGCTCATGATGGTCATTCAGGGTTACGTTGATGAGTTCGTTCATAGTATTCCTTTTATTCCTTCCTCCTATTGAGTTACTTGAGAAGTATCATGAATGGCTTCATAGCTAAGACGCTTAAATTCTTCTGAGTCTATCTGAAAATTGATAGGCTTTTTTTTGTAAACGCTCAATAAAACTAGTGTTTCTTAAAAGTTTTTCAACTAACTCAGGGTCTGCCTTTACAAAGGTGGACTCTTTTTTCCCACTATACGGATATCGTCTTGGTCTCATTTTTTCTCCTTTGTATTTATTTTTTCTACCCTCTCTTTTATTTATTTAGAGAAGTAGGACTGGTTGTCTTTTAATATTTATTGTTATTTAATACTTGTTGTTAGTTAATATTTATTAGTGCCTTATTTTACAACGTTGTAAAATGCAATGTTGTAAAATACAATGTTGTAAAATGCAACTTTGTATTAAGTAATTGTGGATAACTCAGACTTCTTCATAGCTATCGCTTCATCAAGACGTTGCAACATAATTTCAAATTGAAAATCAGTTATTTTTGTATCTGAGAAGAATCTGAAAGTCTGAACTCCTCTCCCTCTGCCGAGGCTTTTTTTGACAGTCCTTAAATATCCAGCTTTTTCAATCTTTTTGAAATGCCTTAAAACCATTTCGCGGCTAATATTCAACCGTCTAGCTATTTCCTCTGGATAGACAAGCCAATTCTCTTTATTGCTGAGAACGACCATCAATATCCCAATTGTTGCCGGCTCAAGCTTTGGATCTCTCAGAAAATCATTTTTGACTGCAGTGTAATCATCCGTCGCATTTCTGAAAGATTAATTGAAGATTCAAGTTTTTAAAATCTGTCATAAGTTCTCCTTTCTTTTCAATCTCAAATTGAGATATTTTATTTTAAAAAAATAATTCACTCTCTGATTTGTGAAAATAATTAGAAATAATAGATATCTCATAATCATGGAATGGAGCTTTGCCATTTTCTTTTAATTCATATTGTCTGCGATTTTTCAAACCAATTAAATCTGCCATAAAAACTGTCGTAAGTTCATGCTTCTTTCTCTCTTTTCTAAGCTTTATTTTCGGCTTCAATTCTTGCTTTTTTAACTTTTGTTTTTTTGTAAGTTCCTGCACGCACTCACCCCCTTGTGTTAATAGTTACCCTCCGTGATTTCTGCTATAATGTAGTCAGAAAGGAGGTAATGTTATGACTGATCACCAGCTAGAAACTTCTTTAATCGTCCTTGGCAAAGAATTTGATAGAACCAAGAAAAACGGAAAAGAAAGTTTTAGTGTTCATGTTTCTTTTTTTGATGGTTTAGATGCTAATCAGCATCTTCAAGAGTTTGCACGACAATATCCCGTAAAGATTGACCGTTCGAACTCTGACCAAATAACTTTTCTAATAAAGTAATATCGTTTAGAGGGAAGGGATTGGTTTCAACTCTATCGTTAAACGTTAAAACAACTTCACACTTCTCCAGATAATGATTGGTAAATTCCACTCGCTCAATTCCGTCGAGAAACATTCCATCGACGAATACAGCAGGGTGGTTTTTTCTTGCCGTCAACAATACATCATGCTCTGATGTATTTATTGCAATTGTTTTTGTCATACCTTCGTCTCACTCTCTAGTGCCCTGAGTTCAATCTCATGGCTGACTTGTTTTAATAGCTTCTCACACGCTATCTTTGCTTCTCTGTACGTTGTGTTTTCGCTGATGAAGTAATCAGCAAGTTCGATAATTTTATCTTCCATGACCGTCTCCAAAAATCGGTCTTAAGACCGATGTAATTCCTTCAAAAACAGTATATATTTATATTATCCTTAACAAGAAAGGAGCTGATGCAAATTGGCAAAATTTTTGAAGGGGACTGTGGTTCAGTGATTCAGTTTGGCTAGGTACCAACGAGTTTTTACTGCGAGTGTGACTGCACGGAGCCTGTCGCTGACTATAAGAGGGACTGCAGCTCTGCTTATAGCAGTACTGACAGATAACTACCGTGCGGCACTCAAAGACTAGCCAAACCACGTTGATTGCAGTGCTGGACGCATGACCAGCGAAGTTTCAACCAGTTGCTTTACACCGACTGTGAAACCTTATCAAAGTATGCAAGTCTTGACCTAGTGTAAAGTAGGTTAAGACTTTTTTATTGCTCAGGAACTTGTGAATCGTTCAAAGAAATCTTAGAATCTACTTCATCCAACTTCTCAGCAATATATGTCACGGTCCTCAATATCTCATTGAGGGCTGTTCTTTCTAATTCGTTCATTTCCCTACTCCTTTCTCTCTTTTTTCGCTCTTGGAGCAACAACCTGCCAAGGATTCGAACCTTGGTGATACCAATCAGGCTACATTTAATTTATCAAGCATTCCTGCAAATGCTGCATCAAAACGAATGTCATCGATTTCCTCTTGAGTGAAACCAGAATCGAGAAGGTAACGCTCTTGGCGTTCAATCTCCTCTGCTAACTCTGTCCATCCAAAAGCGAATTGACGGCAGTTAGTACAGAATGCTTCAAGCTGGCTGTAAAGGAAGTTTTCCTCGTAAGTACCTTGGATTAAAGTTTCCTTAGCTACTGCTTTGAAGATGTTGATTGTTTTCTCGTTTAATGTGTTCATGGTGTTTCCCTCCGGTTTGTTTTTGTTATTTCCTTAAGCTTGATTTAATTATATCTCGTTTTGAGATATTTGTCAATAATTTTTTATCACTTTTTGAGATTTTTTTATTTATTTTTTGGTCGCGTTAGTATATAATAAGAAATGAAAGGAGTTGTTTAATATGAATATACTAGGTAGCTCAATTAAAGAAGTAAGAAAATCCAAGAAATTAACTCAAAAAAAACTTGCCGAGCTGACAGGTTTTAAACAAAATACAATTTCTAACCATGAAAACGGAAATAGACAGTTAGATGAAAAAGATATTAGAATATACGCTCAGGCTTTAGAAGTTTCTCCTCAATATCTATTTGACCTAGCCAAACCTTCATCTATTGAAATTATCCCTACCACTTCCCCAATCCAAACCATCTACGACGAACTAGAACCACCTAGACAGGGCAAAGTCCTGAATTATGCAAAGAGGCAACTGAAAGAGCAGAGGAACGAAGAAGAAACGAAGATAAACGAAGTATCAGAAGCTATTCGGCTCTACAGTTACGACTACTACGACCACCCAGCTTCCGCAGGTACAGGCCAGTATTTGAATGATGTACGAGTGGAACGGATTGAGTTACCAGTAGATGTTGATGCTGACTTTGTCATCCCCATCAAAGGTGACTCCATGGAGCCTGACTACCACGATGGTGACCTGGTATTCATTCAGACAAGTGTAGATTTGAATGACGGAGTTATCGGAGTATTCAACTACAACGGCGATGCTTATATCAAGCAGCTTGTTATTGATGAAGACCAGGCTTACCTACATAGCCTAAACCCTGAATATAAAGATATGCCAATTACACCAGACACCGACTTCCGAATTATCGGCGAAGTCGTGGATTTGTATAGGGAGAAATAACATGAGTAACGAAAGTAGACCGATGGAAGTGATTAAACACAACCTAGATTGCAAATGCCACAGACGAAGAGAGTGGATTAGAGTAAATGATAAATGGCATGCTATCGAGTTTTCGGTAGACGATCCAAACGAACCTCCTATGACAGAGGAAGAGAAAGCCAACGTGGCCTTAATTCTTCAACAACACTTATCGAAAGAATAAAACCAACTGTTTCCAAAATGGAAATAACTCAAAAAAGCCCCACGCTCTCGGTCGGCAAACTTCTGAGCGTGAGGCATGTGACAGGAAAAGATTTTCATGGAGATAACCTCTCATGATGTCTTTTCTTGTACCCATTTTATCATTTTTTAGGAAATTTTGAAAGAGGTACTACTATGATAACAACAAATAAAGTAGCTATATATGTCAGGGTATCGACGACAAACCAGGTTGAGGAGGGATACTCTATAGATGAGCAAAAAGACAAGCTCTCTAGCTACTGCGACATTAAAGACTGGAATGTATACAAAGTATATACTGATGGAGGTTTCTCAGGATCCAATACTGACAGACCAGCGCTAGAAAGTCTTATCAAAGACGCTAAAAAAAGAAAATTTGACACAGTTCTAGTCTATAAGCTGGACCGTCTTAGCCGTAGTCAAAAAGACACGCTTCACTTGATTGAGGATGTATTCATCAAGAATGGGATTGAATTTCTGAGCTTGCAGGAGAACTTTGACACCTCTACTCCTTTTGGTAAGGCTATGATTGGACTCTTGAGCGTCTTTGCTCAGCTAGAAAGGGAGCAAATCAAGGAACGCATGCAACTTGGCAAGCTAGGACGTGCCAAATCTGGTAAATCCATGATGTGGGCTAAGACATCCTATGGTTACGATTACCACAAAGAGACAGGCACAGTGACCATCAATCCAGCTCAGGCTCTGACCATTAAGTTTATCTTTGAGAGTTACCTGAGAGGGAGATCTATTACTAAGTTGAGAGATGATCTAAATGAGAAATACCCAAAGCATGTGCCTTGGAGCTATCGGGCGGTCAGAACCATACTCGATAACCCTGTCTATTGTGGTTTCAATCAGTATAAGGGAGAAATTTATCCAGGTAATCATGAGCCGATTATTTCAAAAGAGGAATACGATAAGACTCAATCTGAGCTAAAAATAAGACAAAGAACAGCAGCAGAGAATGTCAATCCTAGACCATTCCAAGCTAAGTACATTTTATCCGGTATCGCCCAATGTGGATATTGTGGCGCTCCTTTAAAAATTATGTTAGGCGTAAAGAGGAAAGATGGGAGCAGGTTAAAAAAATATGAATGCCATCAAAGGCACCCACGAACGCTGAGAGGCGTTACTACCTACAACGACAATAAAAAGTGTGACTCAGGATTTTACTACAAAGACAAGCTAGAGGCTTATGTACTGACAGAAATCAGCAAGTTACAAGATAACGCTGGTTATCTGGACAAAATATTTTCAGGAGACAATGCTGAGACCATAGACCGTGAGAGCTATAAGAAACAAATAGAGGAGCTATCAAAGAAACTGAGCAGACTTAACGATTTATACATAGATGACCGCATTACCCTTGAAGAATTACAGAGCAAGTCAGCCGAATTTATAAGCATGAGGGGGACTCTTGAAACTGAACTAGAAAACGATCCAGCGCTCAGGAAGAACAAAAGAAAGGCTGATATGAGGAAGCTGCTAAACGCTGAGAAAATTTTTTCAATGGACTACGAAGGTCAAAAGGTACTTGTTAGAGGGCTTATAAACAAGGTTCAGGTAACAGCTGAGGACATTGTTATCAATTGGAAAATATAA